ATGAAAAATGATGTTCTGATTTTAGGCGCTCGTCCCTATGATTTCACTGACGAGAAAACAAACCGTCAGGTGTCTGGTGTTTCCGTTTGGGTCTTGCCCTTAGTGAATGATGATCCTGAAAACGTAGTAGGCTTATTGCCTGTAAAATACAGTCTGACACAAGCACAATTTGCCTTGCTTGCTCAAAAACCGCTACCAGCTAAGGCTGAAATGTTTATGACCGTCAATATTGCCACTAAAAAAGTTGCCTTTGACCGTTTTGAAAATATTGAAGCGGTTGACGTAGCAGCATAATGAAGCCTGAAGAAAGTTCAAGTCTATCAAGTGCCCTGGAGTCTTATAACAAGAGTTTACTTGATAAGCTGAACGAACAAACAAAAGCGACTACTAAAGTCTATGACGAATTAAAGAAATTTAATGAGCGCATCGATAAAGAAAAAAAGGAGCAAGAAGAACTAAAGCAAAAGAAACAAGAAGAAGAGCAGACAGACAAGAAAGGAACTGAAGCTATTTTGGAAGAATTGCAAAACTTATCAAAAGTTACAGCTGAAAATGGAAAGCAGACTGAAACAGATGAAAAAATAGCTCAACTCGTTACCAAAATCGAGAAAGACTATGAAGTATATCAGTTTCAATCAAAAGTCATTATTTTCTTTGGAATAATTGTAATCCCTGGTATCGCCCTATTTTTATTTGTAAACCACCTCCTCAAACAATTTATATTCTAAAAAATTGTCCGTGGGTCATGACGTTAAACTAGACCTAAAAAAATAAAAAATGGAGGATATACCATGATTACAGCAGAACTTTTGGCACCAGTTAAGGACGCAGTCCTACAAGCAGTTCCATCTATTTTGCCAGTAGGTGCAGCCGTCTTGGGAGCAAGTCTAGCCGTTCGCTTTGCGGTCTCTACGCTCAAAAAATTCTTTTAATCAAAAGCACTCGGAAGGGTGCTTTTTTTGATAAGGAGGAAAATGAAAAAGATAATAAAAAAAATCATGACTTGTTTTTGTATCGTGATTTTAATTTTCACGACATCGAGGCCCAGGACGGTAAAAGCGGAAGCCCTGACCCTGGGCGGTGGTTTGTCTTATTTAGCAGGTGCAGGGGCGGGTGCGGCTTCGTTGCCTATATTGGTTATTGGTCTTGCTGCAGTCTTACTTCTCGGTCTTGTGGTCACGAATTGGGACGATATAGCAGCCTTTGGAAATGCGGTAGCTGATGAGTTGAGACTTGCAGGATATGCCTTGTCTAGCTTCGTAAATGGAACGTCTGTAAAAATTGATAATACGTTTAAAAACGCTGTTTTGAAAGCATACGGCAAAACAGGAACAACCATGGCAAAATACTATCCAACAGCTGATTATTCAGGCGGTACGTTTGTCAAAACAGGTCTATTAAATACTAAGGATAGATTAGACGCTTCGGTATATCTTGAATACTTAGACCATGATTTTCCTTACTCGGATAATGTGGTTAATAATATTTATGGTGACTCAAATATATTTTTGAGTACCGCTCCTCCATCATCTTGGAAAACATTGAATAGCTCTTACACTGGAGTAAATCAGTATGTTTTAAGCTCTATTACGGTTATTACCTCATTTGAGCCGACAACGGCAAAAGTCGCCTATTTCGACTTGATAAATTTGGGAACACAAAAAGAGGTCAGAGACTCAAACGGCAATTTGACTAAATTGATCTTGACGATTACAGCGCAAGAGGTTGCTGATTTCGTTTCTGGAGGTGAACATGTCACGAAATTTGCGACGGCGTTGGCTACGGATAAGCCTGTGACAATTACAGATGTGTCTATTCCTGAATTGGGTATAGGGAGCGTTAGAGAGGAGATAAGTACAGCGAATATGATGCAAAACGCTATGGAAGTTAAAACTGCAGAACAGTATATAAATGTTGCGTTCCCTCAAGCGTCTACTACTGTGACCTTTAACAGTCAAGCGAACGTTATAGGGGCAACCTTGCCACAAATTGGCACGTTATCAGATTACACGCTGACAGGAGCGCAGACGGACGAATTAGCGAGGGTTCGAGCAGGAACAGGAGCGCAGACGGCAACAGGGGCACAAACGGCGACAGGGACGCTGACAGGGGCAGGAACAGGCTGGCTTGATAAGATACTAGATTTTCTTAAGAAGCTCTTAGACGCTATTTTGGGAATACCTGGTCTTATTTTGGACGGTCTCAAAGCCCTTTGGGATTGGCTCGCTAAAATCCTACAAGCCATTCTTGCCATTCCTGGGGGCATTATCGGAGTTTTAAGCAAGATATGGGAATTTCTTCAAAGTCTTGCTAAAGTCATTTCTAACGCTATTACAGGCGCGCTGACGTGGGCTTTTGGAATTGATGGGACATGGCTAAAAAGTCGAATTGGGGCGCTAGATAGTCAATTCAGAAGAAAGTTTCCAAACGTTCAGCCTTTGCTCTATGATTTTAGTGATAAGGACACAATCAGCGATATGAGTGTAAATATTTTGGGTTCGGACTATGTGATTTTGAATGGAGCAACAGCAACCAAATTAGCTGGGCCAATGAAGATGATTTTTAGAGCTTTAGCTTACGTCCTGATGGCTTTATTCTTTGCTAGAAAATTCCACAAAGTGGCGGAGGACTAACATGATACAAGGGATTTTAAGTATATGTTTTGATATTTTAGAGTGGTTGATAGGCTTGTTTCCATCGTTTGAGTTCGTCAATAACTTTGTATCATCGTTGAACGCAGTAGCGAATATCTTGTATGAAGCGTCACCCTTTGTACCGATTCGAGATATTTTTATCTGTGTAGGGTTGATTTCGTCTTTTTACGTGTGGCTTTTCGGTACGAAATGTGTGAACTGGCTCATACATCGAATACCGTTTATTAACTAAAAAAATAAGAAAGGGTAGGCAGGAGAAAACGGAAAGCCCGCATTTGCGGGCGCTCGTTTTCTCTGGTTAGCATTGGTTATTGTTATGTTTAAAAAAGGTATTCGAGGGGAGCGGTTCGAGTCGCTTTCGGAAAAGCCTGGTTATTTGAAAATATTTAGTTTTATTGGCGCTTTGTTTTATGATTTATATCATCGTATCAGGAACGGCAAAGAGTTTAGAGAGTATGGACTGACCTTGTATTGTGGTCGTCAAGGTGGCGGAAAAACAATGGCTATGACTGAATATCTCGAGCGAATGAGAAAGAAGTATCCTGAAGCGATTATTTGCACGAATTTCGGTTATGTTCATGAGCATGTAACCATGAATAGCTGGCAACAACTTTTAGAGCTTAGAAACGGCTTAAAAGGGGTTATATTTGCCATCGATGAGATACAGAACGAATATAACTCCAGCGCCTGGCAGAAATTCCCTGAAGGCTTGCTGGCAGAGATTACGCAGCAGCGTAAACAGCGCATAAAAATTGTAGGTACAAGTCAGGTATTTACTCGAGTAGTTAAGCAATTAAGGGAGCAGACGTTTGAAGTTGTCGAGTGCAGGACGATAGGCGGACGGTGGACTTTTACCAGGGCTTTCGATGCTGAAGATTACAATGCAGTTTGTGAACGTCCTGAAGCAAAAATGAAGCTACGTCGATTGTGGCGAAGAAGTTTCGTCCAATCGAAAGAACTTAGAGAAAAATATGACACTTATGCCAAAATTCAAAAGATGGCTGAAGCGGTAAATAAGGGCTAAAAAAAGGGGCTGAAAGCCCCTTGAGAAAGCCCCCCGGAGGGGGCTTTCTTCTTATCTTGATACATATAGAAATAATGAGATTTTGAAAATCAGGTATAAAAATAGGCTCAAACCCTTGATATTACTGACTTTTTAGGCACAAAAAAAGCCTTGTTTTTTGTGAAAGCTTTTGATATAATTTAGGTGTTCAATCAAAATTATAAAAAGCTAGGAAAATTGCAAGGACTTTTTTATATATTTCTTTGTAATTACAGGTAAATTATAACATGACAGAAGTCAAAAATCAAGTATTTCAGGATATATCAAAGACTGGAAAAGATAGAAAATGGAAAGAACGAAAACTAAAAAATATCGAGCTAGCTAGTCAGTTAGATATTTTAGGTTATCGTTCATTCGAGCGAGTTTATCAATGCGCTGAAGTATTGAAATTTGTCGAGCAATCGGACGGAACGAAAAAACTATATCAGTCCTATTTTTGTAAAAATAAGCTGTGTGCTCTGTGTAACTGGAGGCGCTCTATGAAGTATTCATATCAAGCAAGCAAAATCGTTGAAGAAGCTATGATTAGGCAGCCAAAAGGTCGATTTTTGTTTTTGACCTTGACAGTCAAAAATGTGACAGGTCAGGAACTCAATCAGTCCATGACCGATATTTTAAGAGGGTTCAATAGGCTGATGAAGTACAAGAAGATTGATAAAAATTTGATTGGTTTCTTAAGGGCTACTGAAGTCACTTATTCCAAAGAATTGGATAGTTATCACCCTCATTTACACGTTTTGTTGATGGTCAAACCAGGTTATTTCAGGTCGAAAGCTGACTATTTAAACCAGGAGGAGTGGACGGAACTTTGGCAAAAAGCTATGAAGCTAGATTATACGCCCCTGGTCGATATTCGAGCAGTCAAGGCTGATAAAGGCAAAGGGCTAAAAGGTGCGATTTTGGAAACGGCGAAATATCCGGTAAAGCCGTTTGACGTGACTGACGAAAAAACGGATTTTACGGATCAGGAGAAACTGCAGATAGTAGATGATATGCTGACAGGAT